GAATTCCTGCTCTATCCATTTCTCCACGGCTCCCATGAGCGTCTGTCCGAGCTGTTGCGCTGCCTGCTCCATATCTCCACGCATCTGATGGAAGAACCAGTTGCGGGCTGTGATGCTGCCACGTTTGCCGTAGGTGGCCTTCGATCGTCTGCCGGTAGGCCCTTCAGGGGTGGCATAGAACACGTCACGGCCTCCCTCCAATATGCGAAGTACAAAACCACGATCGGGGCCGTAATACTTACGCAGTTGCATTGTGCGTTCTTTCACGGTACGCTTGCGACGGATACCGCTCTTGCCTCCGTCAGGCTCAGGCACAACGCGGTCTTTGCTGCTCAGTCTTCGGCCGCTGCTGGCGATATTGATGTTACCTGCGTAAGATTTCTTATACATACGCCGAAGGACTGCCGACGATGCGCTGCCTGCACCTGCCTCGCGTGCTTTCTTTACGGCATTGGCACGAACGATGCCCAGTGTCTTGCCGAGTTCCTTGCGTACCAGTTCAGAGAACCAGCCGTCAAACTCCTGCAACGACATATTGCCACTCTTCACCATGCCTACCTGACGGTTGACGTTATCTTGGAGTGAGAGACGTCTCAGCACCTTGTCAACGATACTCTCCAGCTTGTTCAAGCCGGAGAAATCTGCCATCAGTCCGTCGATGCGGTTATTGGTGACGTTGAGCCCTTTGAAACTACTTACTAATGCCATATAGAAATCGCCCGGTTAGCGGGTCTCACTAATCGGGCGAAATGATGTTCAAGGTTTACTATTTGCGGCGTTGTAAGCGGCGATGTCGGCTTGCAAATCGCTGACTTCGGCGTCGGATATTGGCGGCAGGTCGTAGTCGTCCTCCTCGAAGAGCATCGGGAACAGGTCTTCAACGGTCTTGCCCTTGGGGTCGCGCATAGCGAACATGGCGGCGTAGGTGCATTCGGCGATGAGCTGGTGCTTCAGACGGTCGCGGTTGCGGTAGCCACGGATGATACGGCGAACCTCCCAGAAGCGCAGGTCGTAGAGAAATTCACGACGCGGGATGCCTATCTCGCCCACGAGCAGCTGGTAGATGTCATGGGCGGATGTTAGTTTTTTCTGCGGCCCTTTCTGTTGCCGACGGGTGAACCGTCGGGGGCGGGATCTGCGGGTTCGTCTTTGGGGACGTGGTAGAATTCCGAGCGCATATTGACGATGGTAAAGATAGCCATACCAATCTCAGCGGGCTTGGCCTCGTTCATGATGTCCTCGCTTTTCAGCGGGGCTTCCTCGCCATGGCTGTTGTAGTAGGCCATCATACAGGCGATAATGGCGAGGATGGTCTTCTTCGGGTCTGGGTCGCGTTCCTGCTGAATGCAGTCGATGGCTTCCTTGACGTAGTCGGTGATGTTCTCGTCTGTCAGGTCTTTATATGCTATTTCGGTAGCGTAGCAGTAGCCGATGTTTATCTGACGGCTGCAAAGGGTGATTTCTTTTGTGATCATAGTTCCTTTTGTTTTTTGTCCCTGTGGAGATGCACAGGGCACTGTGGCTGTTAAGATAACAGCCGCCCGCCTACAAGCCTATGAAAAGAAAAGCGTGAGTGACGGACGGCTGCGAGAGAGTTATTCACCGGCATCAGCACCTGGCACGATAGCCCCGTAGCCGTTGATGGTGTAGTTGTACGTGGCATTCTGCTTGTTCTGCGCCTGAATCTGAAGGTTTGTGAGCTTGCCCTGACCGCTGGCGATGGTCTCGACGACGGTGCGGTTGTTCGTACCTTCCATGACGCAAATCTTCCAGTTCAGCACTTGGTCTTGCAACCACGATTCAAAGTCATTCAGACCGACGGCACCCGTCAGCAGCGTGTCGTTGGGCGTCAGCACAAGTCCGCTGCCGGTGATGTCGTAAGACTGTCCCGTCACCTCATACTCCAAGGCGTTTCCCGTGGTGTCTTTGGAAGAACTATCCTCGGTCTGCGCTGATCCGTGCAGGGCCATCTGCTTGGCTGCGGCCACAACAGTTAAAGGATTGGCAGCAGTAGATACCAATAGTCTGATGTATTGTCCTTTCTGCATAGCTTACTAACTGAGGGCTCCTGTTCCCTGGAATTGAAGTGATACGGCGACCGTCTCTCGGTCGTTGAAGTTCATGGTGAAGTCGTTCAGCAGTGCATTGCCGCTACGCTTGAAGTTCGCATTCTGTGCGACGCGGTTTTGTGCGCCTCCCGTCTGGTCCCAACCAACGGGAACGGCCTGTGCTGCTATGAACGTCGAGATGATAGAGCGCAGAGCGGTTGTGTCGCTCTGGTACGTGTCAACCTGCGCCGACCATTGCGTGCTCGTTATCGTCTCTTCGGTGAACAAGCCTTCGGTGTCCTTTGTGGACGTGTCCTCGGCATTACCTTGGAGCGTTATCGAGCAGTTGGTGGCTTCAGGTATCGCGGCTGCATTCTGAAGCAGTCTGAAGTTCTGGCCTTTAATCTTACTCATAGTTAGTCGATGTTAGTGTCACACTGATACGTCAGCTGCTGCCAGTAGCAAGGCTTCAGCGAGTCGTACTGCACGCCACCGGCCTGCAACGTCATGTCCTCGGGGATGAGGGCAAAGTCCCCGTCGCTGTCGTCGCCCTGGTGTTCGCGGAAGTATTCGCGGACGGTCTGACGGACGGCCGTTGCCAGTTCGCCCAGCTGCGGACGGGTCTCGGCACAGACGGTCACGCCAATCTGCACGCTGTCGCTCTCGGCTTCAAAATCATCATCCTTTGTCTGGTCTTGGTTCTGAAGGCCGTCGAAAGAGACGATGATATAAGGCACGGGGGCGTTGTCTGCTTCCTCTTCAGGCAGCGCAATGGCGGTGTTATAGACATCACCTGCTGGCAGCTGCGAGATGAGTTCAGCGTTGGAGCGCAGGGCCTTGACGAATACGGCATCTGTGATAAGACTCATGGTGTATCAGTGTGAAGAGTTAGTAGAAAACCGTCGGGCAGACAACCTGTTGCTGTTGCATCGGAGCCACCCGACGGCAGGAACTATTGAGTCGCGAAGAGTGATCAGCCGCCAATCTCGTTAGACGATGTGGGCTCAGACAACTTGATGAGGGCGAATGCCTGCGGAGTGCCGTTGCCACCGTTCACCTTGCCGGAGAGCTCAGTGAGCGAGTAGTCGGTGCTCATGCCGATGGCAACCGTGCCACGGTCGAAGTTGGCCTGAGAGGTGCCGTCGATGTTGAAGCGGAGTTCGCCGTGCTGCTGCTCTGCCAGATAGCCGAAGTGACCGATGGCAATGTAGTGGTCGGCGCCCTTGGTGGCGATGCCGTCGGCTCCAATGGCGTAGTCAACGTATGGGCTGACCTTGTACTTGTAGCCTACGCAGCGACCATCCTCGATGACGGTGCGGTTGGAGTCGGTGGTGCCGGGGATGAGCTTCTTGAACTTCAGAGCCACCTCGGTGGTCTTGTCCATGATAATCTCGGGATCGCCCTCGAAGCCCTTGTCGTACATCTTGGCGATTTCCTTGGCGATGTTCTCACCAATGTTCTCGTCAAGAGTGAGCTCAACAGGTGCAACCTTGCCGAAGGGCGACTGCAGCTTGGTGTAGGCACCGTGGGCATAAACGTGCAGCGCACGGAACATTGCCCATCCCTTCTGGAACTTGAAGGTGATGAAGGCGATGATGTCGAAGGCAGCGTTGTCGATGGCACGGAACGAAACGGGAACACTGGCAGCGACGCGGACAGGAGCGGCCTGGATGTTGGCGAAGTTCAGAGCCTGCTCAGCCACCTTGGTCACCTCACCCTCTACGGTGAACTTCACGTCGTTCACAGAGTAAGGAATAACCTGTGTGCCTGTCACGCCAGTAGCCATGCGGAGGTCGTCGGGCAGTTCGATGCCGGGCACCTTCGTGTCGATCAGCGGCAGAATCTCGATTGGAATCAATTCACCGGCTTTGAGGTTGGCGGTTGTGTTGCCATTCTCAGCGTCGGGGAATGCCAGGATGGTAGTGCTCTCGGCACGCTTCTCCAGTCCGCAAG